ATCTCTTGGAACAAAGGTTCTCTTGAACTTGAGAATGGAAGTAAGATCTTGGCTGCTTCTACTTCTGCTTCTGCAGTTCGTGGTATGTCATTCAATATTCTATTTTTGGATGAATTTGCGTTCGTTCCAAATCACATTGCAGATTCATTTTTTGCATCGGTATATCCAACAATTACATCAGGTAAGAGCACAAAAGTAATTATCGTTTCTACACCACACGGTATGAATCACTTCTACCGTATGTGGCATGATGCAGAAAAGAAAAAAAATGAATATATCCCAACTGATGTTCACTGGAGTGAAGTTCCAGGTAGAGATGAAGTTTGGAAATCTCAAACAATTGCAAACACTTCAGAGCAGCAATTTAAAGTTGAGTTTGAATGCGAATTCTTAGGATCTGTTGATACTTTGATTGCCCCCAGCAAACTAAAAAGTTTAGTTTATGATCATCCACTTAAACGAAGTGCTGGTCTAGATGTTTATGAGGATGTAAAGGAAAATAATGATTATGTAATTACTGTTGACGTTGCTCGTGGAGTTGGAAATGATTACTCTGCGTTTACGGTTATAGATATCACAACATTTCCACATAAGGTAGTTGCAAAATATCGAAATAATGAAATTAAACCAATGTTATTTCCAAGTATCGTTGTAGATGTAGCAAGAAATTATAACGACTCTTATATCTTATGTGAAGTAAATGACGTTGGAGATCAAGTAGCAAGTATTATTCATTACGATCTAGAATATAATAATCTTTTAATGTGCTCTATGAGAGGAAGAGCAGGTCAAATTGTAGGACAAGGATTTTCTGGAAAGAAGACACAACTTGGTGTGAAAATGTCCAAGACAGTTAAGAAGGTTGGATGTTTAAACCTCAAGACCATGATTGAGGAGAATAAACTTCTTATTAACGATTATGAAATTATTGCAGAACTTACAACCTTTATTCAGAAACATAATTCATTTGAAGCAGAAGAGGGTTGTAATGACGACTTAGCTATGTGCCTGGTAATTTATGCATGGTTGGTTGCACAAGATTACTTTAAAGAACTCACAGATCAGGATGTTCGCAAAAGAATTTACGAAGAACAGAAGAATCAAATTGAACAAGACATGGCACCTTTTGGTTTTATTGTTGATGGTTTAGATGGAAATAGTTTTGTAGATTCTGAAGGTGATAGATGGTTTACAGATGAATATGGTGATAGATCTTACATGTGGGAGTATATGTAATGATAGATGATATTGACTGTCAGATTAATTTAGGTCATCTTCTATTATCAGATAGAAAGTGTAGAGTTTGTGGTGAAATAAAAAATCTCTTAGACAGTTTTTATAGAACTCGTAAAGATAGGGGAGCAGTATCCTCATCATATTCATATGAATGCAAAGAATGTACTATTAAAAGAATAGTCTCAAATAGAATGGTTTCTAGAGTTTTGGATAAGTGGGAATACCCAGATTGGTAGTTCACGTCACATTTCCCCCGTCAAGATTGATATTTTAATAAATATTTTCAGATAAACTGAGTCTAAACGGAGAAAAACATGGCGACTCCTCAATTATCTCCTGGTGTATTAGTCAGGGAAGTTGATTTAACAGTAGGAAGAGCTGATAATGTTTTAGATAACATTGGAGCTATTGCGGGTCCTTTTGCAATTGGTCCAGTTGATGAAGCAATTGATATTACTACAGAACAAGACTTATTAAATACATTTGGAAAACCACTCTCAACTGATGCTCAATATGAGTATTGGATGAGTGCATCTTCATTCCTTTCCTATGGTGGCGTTTTAAAGGTTGTAAGAACTGATGGTTCTACACTTAACAATGCCAATGTAAATAGATCTGGAACAACTTCATCGTCTTTAAAAATTAAAAACTACGATGATTATAATTTAAATTATTCTGATGATACTGTTACCTGGGGTATTGCTGCTAAGAATCCAGGATCTTGGGCAAATAATTTGAAAGTTTGTTTGATTGATGACAAAGCAGATCAAACATTAAGTATTGGATCAACAAGTGGTGTTAGTGTTGGTATGGGAGTAACAACCTCCTTAACCAATGAAGTTATTGCTGGTGCTGGGTCAACAAGTTCCTTCACAGGATATCTCAAAGGAATTATCACTGGAATTGGAGTAACAACAATTGATGTCAAGATTGTATCTCGTGTAACTACTGCTGGAGTAGAAACTTCAGTTTCTTATACTCAAAACAGTCAAGTAGCATCATTTAGACCAGGAAACACTGTTAGTGTTATTAATGCATCAGGAGTAGGAATTGCTACTACCACATTAGGATCATCTGCATCATATGCTCTCGATTGGTACGATCAACAAACTTTAGGTCTTACAAACTCTACAGTTTTCTGGAGTTCTATTGCACCTAAACCAACCAGCAACGTTTATACAACAGATAGACAAGGAAAAAATGATGCACTACACGTTGTAGTTGTTGATGACCTTGGCACTGTAACTGGCATTCAAGGCAATCTTTTGGAGAAGCATTTATTCTTATCCAAAGCAAGTGATTCTGTCTCTGCAGAAAATTCACCACAAAAGAATTTCTGGAAAGATTATCTTTCTCTCTTCTCAGAATATGTTTATGCAGGTGATAATCCATCCGATGGATCTGACGGTTTTGTTGCTGCCTCTGGATTTAGTTCTGGATATACTGGAATTACAACTGCTGCAGGTACTTGGAATAGGTCTGCCCAAGGTGTTACCTTTAATGTAATTGGAAATACAACTTACACTTTAAGTGGTGGTGTTGATTATTCTTCATCAAATGGAATGACCGCAACTTTAGGAAATCTTATCACCTCATACAATTTGTTCTCCAATAGAGATCAAATTCAAGTTGACTACTTAATGATGGGTCCTGGACTGACTAATAAATCAGAATCTCAGGCAAAAGCAAATCAATTGATTGCAATTGCATCGCAGAGAAAAGATTGTATTGCCGTAGTTTCTCCACATAGAGCAGATGTGGTAGACGTTACAAATTCAGATACTCAAACTGATAATATTATTCAATTCTTCTCACCAATCTCATCATCATCTTATGCAGTTTTTGATAGTGGTTATAAGTATACCTATGATAGATTTAATAATCAATTCAGATATATTCCATGTAATGCTGATGTTGCTGGTCTGATGGTTAGAACAAGCATTTTTGCCTTCCCATGGTTCTCACCAGCAGGACAGCAAAGAGGAGTTTTAAATAATGCTATTAAATTAGCATATAATCCATCTAAAGCACAAAGAGATCAATTATATCCATTGAGAGTTAACTCAATTGTTAATCAACCTGGAACTGGAATTCTCCTTTTTGGTGATAAAACTGCTCTCTCATACGCATCAGCTTTTGATAGAATTAACGTTAGAAGATTGTTCTTAACAGTTGAACAAGCACTCCAAAAAGCTGCTGAAGCACAATTGTTTGAACTGAATGATCAAATTACAAGAGCAAACTTTATTAACATTGTTGAACCATATTTGAGAGACATTCAAGCAAAGAGAGGTCTCTATGGATTCCTTGTTATCTGTGATGAAACAAACAATACTCCTGATGTAATTGATAACAATGAGTTTAGAGCTGATATTTTCCTGAAACCAGCTAAGTCTATCAATTACGTAACTTTAACCTTTGTTGCTACGAGAACTGGTGTCTCGTTTGAAGAAGTTGCTGGTAGAGTTTGATTTTTCGCAATAACCAAAAAAGGAGGAACTTAAAATGGCTCAAATTCCAACAAGAAGCATCTCACAATTTAAATCCAAACTTATTGGTGGTGGTGCTCGCAATAACCTGTTTGAGGTTAATGTAAACTTTCCCGCAGGAGTAAACCTTGGTGTTCAAGGTGATGGCACTGGTGTTTTTGATAACGATAACTTTAGATTTTTATGCAAAGCAGCTGCACTTCCAGCTTCTAACGTAGCATCAATCGATGTTCCATTTAGAGGTCGTATTCTTAAAGTTGCTGGTGATAGAACATTTGATGTTTGGACTGTGACTATTATTAACGATGAAAACTTTAGTCATAGAAGAGCATTTGAAGCTTGGGCACAAAACGTTGCACAATATGGAGATCACTCAGGTCTGACTAATCCAACTGATTACATGGGTCAAGCAACTGTTTATCAACTTGGAAGATCAGCATCAAATCAGCAAGGAACAAACACTACTGGGGATAATGCTAATATTTTAGCACAATATAAGTTTGTTGATATTTTCCCAACAACAATTTCCAGTATTGAACTTTCTTATGACACATCTGATACTATTGAAGAGTTTACTGTTGATTTCCAAGTTCAATACTATTATCCAGAAACTCCAGGTTCTGGAGCATAATAAATAGTATACAAAGAAGTTAAATTTAATAATGGCAAAACTATTTGGTTTCTCAATTGAAGATACAGAACCACTTTCACCAACTACGGTTTCCCCCGTTCCTCCTAATAATGAGGACGGGGTTGACCATTATTTGACCAGTGGTTTTTTTGGTTCTTATGTAGATCTTGAAGGAATTTATAGAAGTGAATTTGACTTAATTAAAAGATATCGTGAAATGGCACTTCATCCAGAGTGTGATAGTGCGATTGAAGATATTGTCAATGAAGCTATTGTTTCCGATACAAACGATACACCGGTAGAAATTGAATTATCAAATTTAAATGCAAGTGACGGTATTAAGAAAAAGATTAGAGAAGAGTTTAAAACAATTTTAGACTTATTGGACTTTGATAAAAAGTGCCATGAAATTTATAGAAATTGGTATATTGATGGTAGACTTTATTATCATAAAGTAATAGATTTAAAAAATCCGCAAGAAGGTATTCAAGAGTTGAGATATATCGACTCGATGAAAATGAGGTATGTTAGACAAGCAAAAAAACAAGAAAAAGATGTAAGACTTTCTAATATTAACACCGACAATCCGATGGAATATGAATTTCCAGAGATTGAAGAATATTTTATATACACTCCACAAGCAACATTTCCTTCAATGAACCCATCAACAATGGGTGACAAAAAAGGAATCAAGATGACTAGAGATTCTGTTGCATATTGCACATCAGGATTGGTAGATAGAAATAAAGGATCAACTCTTTCATATCTTCATAAAGCAATTAAATCTCTTAATCAACTTCGTATGATTGAGGATTCTCTTGTCATTTATAGATTGTCAAGAGCACCAGAAAGAAGAATTTTCTATATTGATGTTGGCAATCTTCCAAAAGTAAAGGCAGAACAATATCTTCGTGATGTTATGATGCGTTATCGCAATAAACTTGTGTATGATGCAAACACAGGTGAGATTCGTGATGATAAAAAATATATGAGTATGCTAGAAGATTTCTGGCTTCCTCGTCGTGAAGGTGGTAGAGGAACAGAAATTTCTACTCTTCCAGGTGGTCAAAATCTTGGTGAAATTACAGATATTAAATATTTTCAAGAAAAACTTTATCGTTCTTTAAATGTACCATCATCAAGAATTGGTGGTGATGGTGGATTTAATTTGGGAAGGTCTTCAGAAATTTTAAGAGACGAAGTTAAATTTAGTAAGTTTGTGGGAAGATTAAGAAAAAGATTTTCCAATCTTTTCAATGATATGTTAAAGACACAGTTATTACTAAAAAACATTATTACTCCAGAAGATTGGGAGATAATGAGTGAGCATATTCAATACAATTATCTTTATGACAATCATTTTGCAGAACTTAAAGAAAGTGAACTATTGAATGAAAGATTAAATATGGTTCAATCAGCTGAACCATATGTGGGAAGATATTTTTCTCAAGATTACGTAAGAAGAAAGATACTCCGTCAAACTGACATAGAAATCATCGAGCAAGATGAATTAATTGCCAAAGAAATTAAAGAAGGTATTATTCCAGATCCCAATGCTCCAGTTGATCCAGAAACCGGACAACCAATAGATGCATCATCAGCAAGTTTAGGACAACCAGTTACAGAACCAGAGGTAAATGCTTCTGCAGTTGAGGCAAGTGGAAAACAAATCGAAATGCCCAAGGGTGGTGAAATTTGATAAATAAAGAAGATTACGTATTTTAAAATCATGGATGAATTAATGGATATGATTGTCACTGATGAGAGTCCTTCTCAAATTAGTGACAAAATTAAGGATCTTCTTTTTTCAAAATCATCTGAAAAAGTAGATGAGTTTAGACCATACGTTGCAAATTCTTTGTTTGGTGGTGAAGATATTGAAGTAGATGATTCCGAAGACTACGAAGAATCATAAATAAAAAGTATAGGGCTTTATCATAAAAATGCAAAGAACTAAAATAATTGAGACTGAAGTTTCTACAGGTGCAACTGCCGGTGCTGCTACTAGTATTGGAAGTGCAACTTGTGTAAGAATTCATAATGATACGGGAGGTATTATTACTGTTGGTGTTTCTACAATTGTTGGTGCTGCGACAACCAATTATTTTACAATGCCAGCAAACTCTATAGAATTTCTTGAGAAACTTCCAACTGATGTTATCTGGACCTCATCATCCATCAAAGCAGCAAAAGTAGGATTTACTAACTAAAACCATGAAACTCATCAGAGAAGAAATCGAACAAGTAGAATTTATCGTTGAAAATAAAAACGGTAAAAAATCACTTTACATCGAAGGAGTTTTTCTCCAAGGAAACATCTGCAATAGAAATGGCAGAATGTATCCTATGGAAACTCTTCGTCGTGAGGTTACTCGTTATAACGAAAATCACGTTGCTCAAGGTAGAGCACTTGGAGAACTTGGGCATCCAGATGGACCTACGGTAAATTTGGATAGAGTTTCTCACAAAATTGTTTCCTTGAGAGAAAGTGGATCCAATTTTATTGGAAAAGCAAAGATTCTTTCTACCCCAATGGGTAAGATTGCAGAATCTTTAATCTCTGAAGGTGTAAAACTTGGAGTTTCTTCTCGTGGTATTGGATCTCTTCGTCAAACAAGAGAAGGATACAATGTAGTTGGTGAAGACTTCATGCTTGCAACTGCCGCAGATATTGTTGCTGATCCTTCAGCTCCAGATGCGTTTGTTGCAGGAATTATGGAAGGAAAAGAATGGGTATGGGATGGTGGTATTCTTCGTGAGAAATATGCTCAGAAGACATATAACACAATCAATACTTTAGTCGATCAAAAAAGACTAGATGAGCAGAAATTAAATCTTTTTAATGATTTTCTTTCAAATTTATAATTTAATAAATAAATATAGTTATTAACAAAGGTTAATCGGAGAGTTCAAATGTCTCGTGGAGATTTACAAGAAATGGAAGTAGGCACTAAGCAATCCAAAACTGCCGTAAATGCAAATGCAAAGGCAGGAGATCCAATGCCTAAAATGTCAGATCCAGGAACCCAACTGGCATCTGTAGAGGATCTTGGTGGCCCAACACCAGAAAATTATAGATCTGATGATGATTCAGCAAAACTGAAAACACCTGGAGCAACCTTGAAGCAAGTTCGAGATGTTGTTAACAAGGGTGCTAAGGCTGCTGATCCTATGAAGGGTATGAAAGAGGAAGAAGAATTTGAAGATGAAAATGTTCTTTCCGAAACCGAAGAAGAAGAAGTAGAAGAGGAAGAAGTAGTAGAAGAAGAGTATGATATTGAAGAGGATGTAAATGCTCTTCTTGGTGGTGAAGAACTTTCCGAAGAATTCAAAGAGAAGGCAAAAACTATCTTTGAGTCTGCATTAAAATCAAAAGTTAATGAAGTTAAGGAAGCTCTTGAAGAGCAGTATGCTACTGCACTTTTAGAGGAAGTTGAAGAAATTAAAGAAGCACTTGCTGAACGTGTAGATGCATACCTTGAGTATGTATCTGAAGAATGGTTTACAGAAAATGCTCTTACAATTGAGCAAGGATTAAAAACTGAAATGACCGAATCATTCCTTTCTGGAATGAGAGGACTTTTTGAAGAACATTATGTATCAATCCCTGAAGATAAATATGATGTGCTTGAGAGCATGGTAGAAAAACTTGATG